AACTTACCTTGTTGCCACAACCATTACTCGATAATATACGAGTTCTGGGTGGCCCCAAGCTGGGTAAGGTCCTGGATGCCTTGACAGTTGGCCGTTTCGGCGATCTGAGCTTGGCTACCATATGGAGCACGCTCTTTCCACCTAAGACTAAGTCCTTTAGGAAGCTTAGCTACTTCGGTGATAAGGAAGGGAAGACTCGGGTGATTGCAATTCTTGATTATTGGTCACAGACAGCCCTCCGACCTTACCATGATATCCTTAACAGGACTCTGCGTAAGTTAGGAAAGGTTGACTGTACCTTTAACCAAGGTGCTTTCACCTGGCTTTCCTCCCTTAGTCCCTTACACTCGCTTGATCTCTCCAACGCCACGGACCGTATGCCTATCGCTTTGCAGCGACGGGTAATGGCCATGATGTTTGGGGAAGAAAAGGCGAGTGCATGGGCACACATCCTTGTAGGGTACGAGTACTCTTCCAAAGACTCTCCCAATGTTATTTATAACACTGGGCAGCCTATGGGAGCATACTCGTCGTGACCGGCGATGGCTCTGACGCATCACGTCTTGGTTCGCGTAGCCGCGTTGAGGTGCGGGAAACCGCACTTCACGGACTACGTTATCCTTGGCGATGATATCGTCATTGCCAATGCAGATGTTGCGCAGCAGTACAAGGCCCTGTTATCAACACTCGATATGCCCATCTCTGAAGCGAAGACTCATGTGTCTAACGACACATTTGAATTCGCCAAGAGGTGGTTTCATAAAGGGTGTGAAATAACCGGGTTTAGTACTGCTGGGCTATTTAGCGTGTGAAAGAGATATTCCCTTTTACACAACTATTTAGCCACGCAACGCGATCACGGTTGGGACCTAGAAATCGGCCAGCACCCGGAACTAGTCCGCTCCATATACAAACTCTTTGGCAAGCCAGCGCAAGCTGAGCGAGTCATTAAGCTATATATGGTGTTCGACGCGTTGGCGAAAGCCAAGGATACGGGAGTTCACCAAGATCTGCTAACGCGGATCGAGGAGTACTTCGGTATCCCTATCTCGCAGCAATTCTCACGGTTATCCGTCGAGAACTCTACTGAAAGCCTTATGAGGCTTATCAGGATAGAGGCTGCGAAACGGCTCGTCGAACGGGACTTGGGGCGCTTCCAAAGAGATGCGTACGCAGTAAGTGCAAAACTTACTGGTACCTTCCTTCGGAAGTTCCCAGACTTGGATGTCCAGTCCTACCGAGC